AGATAAAGATACCGATGGTGAAACAGATGAATCCGGCGAAGTTCCTGAATCCGAAGAAACTGTAGCATCAACAGAGGATCTTGAAGAGACTACAGCAGAAGAAACATTGGCTGAGACAGAAGCTCTGATAGAAGAAACTGTTCCTGCAGAGACGACGGCACCGGCTGAGACATTGGCAGAAAAGAAAAAGGAGTACCTTACCATGGAGGACATGGAAGGGCTCTGGAGCATCGATGACATCACCTCCTACCGCTTCACAAAGAGCGGATCAGGGGCTCTGGTACTTCCGGAGCACAGCTACAGCTTCGACTATGAGCTGGAAGAAGATACTCTCAAGGTGGATTTCGAGAAGAGTAACCTCAGGGACTCAACCTTCAAGGTATCCATCGTGGATGGAGTCATGAACCTTCAGTGTCTGGATGAATATTTCGAAAATGAGTACGAACTTCACAAGGCAGAAGACTGAAACGTGAAAAGTGAATAAATAATTCTTCACAAAAGGATGCGGTTTTATGTACCGCATCCTTTACTTTACCCATTATTTGCAAAGGTAAAAGCTCATTTATGCATTATGTAGTGCAATTAAGCATTTACTTTTGCATTTGACGCTTTTTTGAAAAATTTTCAAAATATATGTTGACTTCAACTAATACAAATTATATAATCACTATGTTGGTTAAGGAGAGAGGTTAAAACCTCCTCCAAAATCAACAAGAAATGACTAGTATAAATTAAATGTAAGGAGAAGCAAAAAATGATTTCAGCAGACGCAAAACGGATTATGATTTTCACAGCAAGTATGGCACGTAAGCTTATACAGATGGGTTACAAGGTAGTAGACATTAAGCCTGATCGTAACGATCCAGATGGTAAGCGCACTGTATTCGTGTTTGACAACAGAAATGATTTATATAAGGTTGTAAATGCCTTCACTTCAGAGAAAGGAAACAATGCAGCATGAGTGAAGCAGTGCAGGATAATACAAAGGTTGTAAACGATCCGTCTCATTATACAGATGGCCAGATCGAGGTTATCGATTTTATTACAGACAAGAACTTAGATTTTTGCCTTGGCAACACAGTCAAGTATATTGCAAGAGCCGGAAAGAAAGACCCTGATAAGTATGTAGAGGATCTTTTTAAGGCAGCATGGTATTTAAACTTCAAGCTATATATGATTGCTATGAAAGAAAATGTAGACAAAGCAAAGACTGTATTCAACCAGTTCAATGCAGAGATTGATACTCTCAAGAAGCATATAGCTAAGCTTGGCAGAAAGCTTTGAGAAAAGCAAACATAACTAATACTAATTAAATAGAATGTCGCAGCAATGGATTGTTTATTTGTTTTCAGAGCCATATTCATTGGCTTGGTCGCCGGTTCTTCGGCGTACTTTTTTCACCACAGGATTTAACAAAACTAAAGATTAAGAAAGAGAGCAAACATGAGATTCGACAGAACAGTAGTTTCAAATGAGTACATTTACAATGCTCTTTATGGAATCAGACATTCTTTTGATTCCGAGAGCAAGAGTGACAGTGCTATCAATGGGAATGATTTTACATTCGGCCCAAATGATATTCAGCTTGCATCAAAGTTGAAGAAGGCTGGAGCATCACATCGTAAGTTCCTTAGACAGATTCCTGTCAGTGTGGATATTACCACATCATTAGAGATTTGGAAGCAGCTTGATACCTATAAGGTTGCTACTGTAGCCAATTCAACATCAACAATGCACACAGTTACAAAGTATCCGTTTTCACTGGATATGTTTGATACAGAGGGTATGTCAGATGCCGGAAAGATTATTCTGATCAACCACATCAACGATCTGAATATGCTCAGAAATAAGTATCTCAATTCAGATAAGAAGGTTGTAAATACATGGCATGACATCATTGGATTACTTCCTGAGAGCTGGAATCAGACAAGAATGTGGACTGCAAATTACGAGGTAATCAAGACTATTTGTGAGCAGCGTAAAGGTCACAAGATGCCTCAGTGGAAGGCATTTATAGCCTGGGCACATACACTTCCTTATGCAGACATTTTGATTTTTGACGGAGATGCAGAATGAATCCAGTGTTCTATATTTTGTGCGCGTTTGCAGCATTCTTGCTGTGGTTAGTGCTTAGTTTTTTGTTCCCACTTATCGGTTCTTTGTTCAGGGCATTATGGGATGATGCCATTTCCAACATGAAGAAAGACCATATTTTTAATAAAGAAGAGGAGAGAAAGTAATGAGAGGTTTTCTTGGAGCGGTTATTTTAGGAATCGTAATTCTGTTTGGCGGTTGTGGTGCAATGATGTGTACCGAGAAGATTCCTGCCGGACATGTAGGTGTTGTTTACAACATGAATGGTGGTGTATGTGGTGAGGTTCTTACCCAGGGATGGCACGTTGTATCACCAACAAAGAAGGTAACTAAGTATTCAGTTGGACTTGAGCAGAGCTATCTTACAGCTTCAGAGCAGGGTGATTCACCTAACGATGAGAGCTTTTCTGCATCGTCTTCAGAAGGTAAGTCTCTTACCGTTGAGCTTACATATACTTATCAGTATGATCCGGCAACTGTAACAGATGTATTTACACGTTTCAGAGGCCAGAGTGGTAAGGAAGTAAGAGACTCCTTCATCAAGCCTAACGTAGTCTCATGGACAAAGGAAGTTGTTGCTAGATACCAGGTAGCCGACATCATCGGATCAAAGAGATCTGAGGTTAATACAGCGCTTACAGAGTATCTTGCTGGTAAGTTTGCACCATACGGTATCACTGTAACAAACGTTTCTCTTATTGATGTAGGTGTTGACGCAGATACTCAGAACGCAATCAATCAGAAGATTCAGGCCCAGCAGAATGCTGAGACACAGAAGATTTCTAACCAGACAGCTATTGATAAGGCTGAGGCTGATGCTACAGCAAAGCTTACTGCTGAGAAGGCCAACGCTGACGCAAAGCTCATTCAGGCTCAGGCAAATGCAGATGCTCTTACAATCCAGGCTGACGCTGAGGCTCAGGCCAATGAGAAGCTTCGTAAGTCACTTTCACAGGACGTGCTTACTCAGGAATGGATAAACAAGTGGAATGGCGTATTACCGAGTGTTACCGGTTCAGATAATGCGATTGTAAATCTTCCGGCTAATGTTTCTTCACCAGATGCTCAGTAAGGTGAGTTGAATGATAAAGAGATTTTGTGACTATGGTGGTTGTGACCGCGAGGCTGTTACAACCATCACAGCCCCTAGAAATGTAGTGAAATATGCTAAAGACGGGCATGGAAATGTGTTACATAAGATACACGCTACGGAACAGAAAGAGACAGATCTTTGTAGTTTCCATGCTCAAATGATAGCAAATGATTTGTACATAATAGACGGAGAAGAAAATGGTAACTAAGCGTGACGGTAAGTTAGTTGAGTTCGAACCTTGGCGAATCTACAACGCTATAAAGAAGGCTTTTGCCGAGGTTGATGGTGAAGTAACAGAAGATGACACATATATAGCTCTAAATATCACAGATTCAATCGATTCTAAGAAGAATTGGACTGTAGAAGAGATTCAGGACCAGATTGTTAAGTCACTCAAGAAGAAGGGTCGTAAGGACGTATCTGATGCTTATCAGTCATATAGACAGATGCGTACAGAAGCTCGTAAGAACACTATCGAGGATAATGTAGCCGGTATAGTCTCTAATAGCAACGAATATTGGAATACCGAGAATGCAAACAAGAATCCAAAGATTAACTCAACGATGAGAGATTATATTGCTGGGGAAGTATCAAAAGATATTACTCGACGTAGATTGCTTCCATCAAATGTTAAGAGAGCTAATGATGAGGGAATAATCCATGTGCATGATATGGATTATTTCATTCAACCAGAGACAAATTGTTGTCTTGTGAATCTCGAAGATATGCTGCAAAACGGAACAGTAATTTCTGAAACGATGATTGAGAAGCCACATAGCTTTTATATAGCTTGTAATATTACAACTCAGATTATTGCTCAGGTTGCATCAAGTCAATATGGAGGACAGTCATTCTCATTGGCTCACTTAGCACCGTTTGTCGATGTGTCTCGACAGAAGATACAAAAAGAATTAGAGGATGAGATACTTACGATTTTTGGTGAATTCCACGCTCCCACACAAGAGCAGTTTAACGAGGTTGTTAATATGAGACTTCGTGATGAGATCAAGAGAGGAATACAGACCATTCAGTACCAACTCATCACGCTTTCTACATGCAATGGCCAGGCGCCTTTCGTAACGATGTTTATGTATCTGAACGAGGCTAAGAACCAGCAGGAGAAGGATGATCTTGCTATGTTGATTGAAGAAGTTCTCAATCAGAGGATACAGGGTGTTAAGGGCAAGGACGGTGCGTGGATCGCTCCGGCATTTCCAAAGCTAATCTACGTTCTTGAACCTGACAATATAACAGAAGATTCCAAGTATTGGTATCTTACAGAGCTTGCAGCAAAGTGTACTTCGAAGAGACTTGTTCCTGATTATATCTCAGAGAAGATAATGCTTCAGGAAAAGGGCGATGTTTTTGAGTGTATGGGCTGCCGCAGTTTCCTTACACCAGATCGCTTTACTGATGTAGTTGGCAATATTTCAAATGCTAAGAACTACAACGGCAAGCATAAATACTATGGCCGTTTTAACGGTGGTGTAGTTACAATAAATCTTCCTGATATTGCTCTTAGTTCTGGCGGAGACATAGAGAAGTTTTGGAAGCTGTTCGATGAAAGAACAGAGCTTTGCTACAAGGCCCTTATGGTAAGACATAAGAGACTTCTCGATACTCCTTCAGATGTAGCACCGATTCTCTGGCAGTACGGAGCCCTTGCAAGACTCAAGCCGGGTGAGAAGATAGATAAACTTCTTTTTCACGGATATTCAACAATGAGCCTTGGATATGCTGGTCTGTATGAGTGTGTAAAGTATATGACCGGATGCAGCCATTCTGATGAAGGTGTTGGCACTGAATTTGGCCTCAAGGTAATGAAGGCACTGAATGATAAGTGTGCTAAGTGGAAGGCAGAAACCGATATTGACTTCTCACCTTATGGCACTCCGTTGGAGAGCACTACATATAAGTTTGCCAAGAGCTTAAAGAGACGATTCGGCGATGATGTATTCGAGAAGATTGATGGACATGATAGAGATTATGTAACCAATTCATATCATATAGTTGTAACCGAGAAGATCGATGCTTTCAATAAGTTGCGTATCGAATCAATGTTCCAAAATCTTAGTCCAGGTGGTGCAATCTCTTATGTAGAGACACCGGACATGAGCAAGAACATTCCTGTTCTGCTTGAAATAATGAAGTATATCTATGAGCATATCATGTACGCGGAGATAAATACCAAGTCCTGCCACTGTGAAAAGTGTGGCTATGACGGTGATATTCCTCTCCTTGATGAGGATGGTAAGCTCATTTGGAGATGTCCAAACTGTGGCAATGAGAACATTGATACAATGGATATAAGTCTAAGGGTTTGCGGATATATCGGCAAGATTTCACATGGTTTCAATCATGGACGACTCAATGAAATACATGAGCGAGTTAAGCATGTAGATGATATGGAATGTACCAATGATTAATCGTGTATGTCCGTTTTGCGGTTCAGATCAGTATCAATATAAGTATTGGGCTGAAGAATATTGGGGTATAGTTGAGCAGCACGGTTATTGTGACAGGTGTGGTTATACAATCGAACAAGCTTATAGTGCTGCTATTGATGGCTTCATGCCCGACATTAAGAGAGGCTTCAAGGATTTTAATGGCCATTATCATCCTAAGAATACTCGTAAAAGAGCCAGAATACGAAGAAAATACCATATCAAAAAGCCTGATAATGGTTGGTACTTCAATATGTTCTGATAACCGAATAGCTTTCCAGGAATAGTTCTGGGAGGCTATTTCTTTTTAGAAAGGAATTTACATGGCTATACAGAAACATCCTACCGGAGCTCGGTGGGAAGAAATCGTAAATTGTACAGATGATAACAAACAATCACAATTAATAAGTAGCTACATCGCAGATTTACAGTTAGAAGCAAAGGTTTATAGGGAAAACATTCAGGGTTACACCGAACAGATCAAACAGCTTAATAAGGAAATAAAAGCTCTGAAAAAGACTATTAAAGATAGCGACAAGGATATTGTAATTCAGATGAAGCCAAAAGACCTGCTTCGTGCTATGAAGGAATATGGAGATAACAGAGCTAGTGAAGCAAAGGCTGCTTCGGATAAATCCTGGGCTGCAAGTCAATACGATTATGTTTTTAACGGAGGAAGTTAATGATGCGTTACAGTCAAATGAGAAAAATGGATATAAGCAATGGTGCTGGCCTTGGAGTCTCACTCTTTGTTTCCGGTTGCGATTTACATTGTCCTGGATGTTTTAATCAGGTTACATGGGATTTCAAGAACGGTTCTGAGTGGACTCTTGAAACAGAAGATCAGTTTATGCGTCTGGCCGATAGAGACTTCATATCAAGAATCAGTATCTTAGGTGGTGAGCCTTTGGCAGATCATAATGTAGCTGAGGTGAGAATGCTGCTTACACATCTCAAAGAGCATTTTGGAGACCGTAAGAAGATTTGGCTTTACACAGGCCGCAAGTTCGAGGATATTATTTCTAAGGCTAATGAATCTTCTCAGGATAGACTGCGCTATGACTGCTTAACTCTGGCAGATATTCTTGTAGATGGCCCATATATTCATGATTTGAGAGATCTAAATCTCAAATACAGAGGGTCAGCAAACCAGAGAGTAATTTCTTTAAATAACTCTTTACAATCAGGCGACATTAAGTTATTATATACGAGTAGTACAAATTAAACGAAAGGAATATCAATCATGAATAAAGTAGCTAAGTTTGAAAAGGTCTCATT